ATAACAAGTGTAACTTTCACAGGTATCACTGATGGAAGCAATAATTTAATAATTTCAAATGAAGATGTAAACAAGAACCAACTTCCAAGAGGTGGAGTAATCGTATCATTAGGTTCAACAAATGGTTTAGGATTTGCACCTCTAGTTGGAGCAGCAGTCACTGCAGTTAAGAATCAAAATGGTGTTATTACTGGTGTTGGTATTGGAACTGGTGATTTTCATGGTTCTGGTTACAGAGGAACAGTTGCAATAGGTGTTACAGATGTTGCTTATGAACATAGATTTGAAAGTGCTGGTATTGGATCAATTAGAAAAGGTTCATTCGCTGGTCCTGCATATACAGCAACAAATGCTGTTTACACTTCATTTAGTGGCGAGTTTGTAATTACGATACCTGGACATAATTTAGTTGTTAATGATACAGTTGGTATTGATACTGGTGGAATTGTATTCAGATGTTCTAAGGATCATTTTGCAACTTTACATCCATATCCTCGTTCAGGTCCTACTCCAACATCTACAAATGGTGATCCAATAGTTGGTATACAAACAACAATTACTGCAGTTACGACTAATACAATCACAATAAACGTAGGTGCTGGTGGTGGTGCAGGAACTGGTGCTGTGGTAAATGCGACGGTTGGTGTAGGTGGAACTCTCACATTCACGGTTGCGTCTGGTGGATCTGGTTATGTTCAACCGCAGATTGATATTCCCCTTCCTTCATATGAAAATCTAGAAGTTGTTGGTGTTTCTAGACTTGGAATCGGTGCTACAACTGAGACTGGTAGAAATCTATTGGTTAGTGTTGATGTTGGACCAGCAAGCACAGTGGGTATCGGATCAACTCTACGTGAAGTAAAATCATTTAAGATTGCTAGACAAGGTTATGGTTTTAGAAAAGGTGACGTATTTAAACCAGTAGGTCTTGTAACTGATCGTGGTTTAGGATCTGTTGTTCAAGACTTTGAATTGACTGTTCTTGAGACATTTACTGATTCATTTGCATCATGGCAGTTTGGTGAGTTGGATAATGTGGATTCAATAAGAAATCTACAAAATGGTTCAAGAACAAGATTCCCATTAGAATTTAATAATGAACTACTTAGTTTCGAGACAACAAATTCTGAAATTGACTTAAATGCTGTATTATTGATATTTGTTAATGGTGTGATACAAGAACCAGGCAAACACTATCAATTTGAAGGTGGAACATCATTTACATTCAGTGAGGCACCTGATGAGGATGATAAAGTTGATATATTCTTCTACAGGGGAACTCGTGGAACTGATAGTGTTTCAGTGAATACAGTTGAGACAGTAAAGCAGGGTGATATACTAACATTAAATCAAAATAACAATTTCTCAGACACAATTACTCAGGATCCTAGAACAATCTATAATATTACAACGTCTGATAAAGTTGAAACTAATTTGTATACAGGATTAGGAATAAGCACAGTTCCTAGACCAATTAGTTGGACAAAACAAAAAGTAGATAAGGAAATTGCTGGAGAGTTTGTATCAAAGGCAAGAGACTCAATTGAACCACTTGTATTCCCAACAGCAAGAATAATTAGTGATCTATCAACATCAGGAACTGAGATTTTCTTAGATAATGGAAAATTATTCGACTACGAAAAAGGAAATCCAATAAGCATTGATGCGTTGATTGTTAAATCATCAAGTGATCCAATTGCTGCTGCTATTACTGCGACTGTTTCTGCTGCGGGCACAATTAGTGCATTGACTATAGGTAATGGAGGATCTGGATACACTGGTTCTACTGTGAGTGTGAAGATATCTGCTCCTAGTTCAATAGGTGTAGGAGTAGGCACAACTGCATCAGCGACTTTGAGTGTTGTGAACGGTGCTCTATCAGGAACAGCAAATATTACTAATCCTGGTCTTGGATACACACACTCAACTCCACCACAGGTTATCACTGCTTTACCATCAGTATCACTTGAAAATATTAGTAACGCTGGAGTTGCTACTGGATTCTCTGGTATTATCACTGGTATTCAAACTACAACAGGTGTTGGTGGTAATCCTCTCGCCCTTGAGTTCTTTATCTCTGAAAATCCAAGTATTTCAGCACTATCAGCAAATGATAGAATACTAATATCTGATACTCAAACTGGTTTTGGAATTACATCAATTGATGGTCATAATGCATCTATTGTAGGTATAGGAACAACTTTCTTAGATAATGTATTTAAGGTGGATCAAGTTTCTCATGTAGCAAATGTAGGTATAATTACTTGCAATATATTATCAACCACCAGTGTAACAGGTATCGCTATTACTGGTTCTGATTTGAATCCTGTTGGAACTTTATCATTTGGTAAGATTTCTGGATTTACAAGATCAAGTTCTCCTATATCAATAGGTGTAACTGGATTTACTATAAATTCAGGTCTTTCTACCTTCCCAACATTACAGAGACGGGGGACAGGTTTAAGAGATACTGGTGGATTGAGTAAATCACTCTAGTCTCTAACGTATAAATATAGAAAAAAACCCAATTCGATGGCCGCTATTGTAACAGATCAGTTTAGAATATTAAATGCTAGTAATTTCGTAGATAACGTAACGGATTCTAATAATTCTTACTATGTGTTTGTTGGTCTGTCCAATCCTACAACATCTGGGTTTGGTAGAGCAACAGATTTTAATACTGATACACCCAGTCCAACAGATAATTTTAACTACATGAATTTTGTAGGTGATAACATGTCTTTTGGTAAAAAAGTAACCTCAGATAATGTAAGAAGATTAGTGAGAAAGATAACTTGGTCTAGAGGAACTAAGTATGAGATGTATCGACATGACTACAGCAATGATAATAAATCACCAATAACTGGATCTTCTCGTTTATATGATGCAAATTACTATGTAATGAATAGTGATTTTAAAGTATATGTCTGTATTGATAATGGATCTTCTGGAATTTCTACCACTGGTAATGCATCTCTTGATGAACCTACATTTACTGACTTAGAACCATCAAAGGCAGGGACAAGTGGTGATGGATACTTATGGAAGTATCTTTTTACCATATCACCAAGTGATATCATAAAATTTGATTCCACTGATTTTATATCCGTATCTAATAATTGGTCTTCATCAACCGATGCTCAAATCGCAGCAGTTAGAGATAATGGAGATTCTGATACCAATAATAATCAAATTAAAAAAGTTTATATTGACAATCAAGGAAACGGATACACAAATGGAACTGGGCAAGAAGTTTCAATTCTAGGAGATGGGAGTGGAGGTAAAGTAGTTGTTGATGTTGTAAATGGTAAAGTTACCAACGCAGTGGTCTCATCTGGTGGTAAGGGTTATACTTATGGAATAGTTGATTTGGGTGCAATTGGTAATACGAGTGCATCTGTAAAAGCAAAACTCATACCAATTATACCACCTTCAAAGGGTCATGGTCATGACATATACAAGGAATTGGGTTCTGATAGGGTGCTAGTCTTTGCGAGGTTTGATACATCAACAACTAATGATTTCCCAGTAAATACAAGTTTCTCACAGATAGGTATATTAAAAAATCCAACATCAATTGGATCGACTAATATATTTACTGATCCAACTTTCTCATCAGTGGGTGCCTTAAAGTTTACATCATTTAATGTCGAACCTAAAGTAGGAGAAGTCCTAAGTCAGGATGTAACTGGCGGAACTGCAAAGGGTTTTGTTGCTGCATTTGATAATGAAACTAAAGTTGTTAAATTTGTCCAAGATAGATCTAATACTTTAAACCCATCATCATTTGATTCAACTGATTATGTTGGCGTATCTACTTTTTCAAAAGTATTATCATTTGCATCTAATTCTAACAGTGTTGCTGGTAATCAGGGATTTAATGCAACCATAGATACTGGATTTACTGGTGTTAGCACAAATCCAGATGGAACTAAATTGATATCTTTAGATACTCAATTCACACAGGGGGTTGCTAATCCTGAGATAAATAAAAAGTCAGGTGATATAGTATATCTTGATAATCGTCCATTGATTTCAAGAAATGCTAGACAAAAAGAAGATGTAAAAATTATTCTGGAATTCTAAAAAATGCCTCAGAAAACGAATCTAAATATAAATCCATTTTTTGACGATTTCGATAAGAATGATAATTTTTATCGTGTATTATTTAAACCTGGTTTTCCAATACAGGCAAGAGAATTAACGCAGTTACAGTCAATACTGCAAAACCAGATAGAATCATTTGGTAGTCATATATTTAAAGAGGGATCAATGGTGATTCCTGGTAATATTAACTATAATGATGAGTATAATTCTGTAAAAATTAATCCAGATCATTTAGGTATTGATGTAACTGTTTATAAAGAACAATTAAAAGGAAAAAGATTAAGAGGTCAAACATCAGGAATTGTTGCCATAGTTAATGATTGTTATGATCCCACAGACTCATCGGAATATACAGATGTTACATTATATGTAAAATATATTCAATCAGGAACTGATAATACCATTGCAAGTTTTGAGGATGGTGAAGTATTAATAACAGAAGATACTTTTACATATGGAAATACAACAATAACATCTGGTGAAACTGTTGCGACTCTTATATCAGATGACGCAACTGCAATTGGTTCTTTAGCATCTGTTGGTCAAGGGGTGTTCTTTATTAGAGGAACATTTGTTGATGTTGAGACAAGTGAAATAATATTAGATCCATATACTAATTCACCATCATATCGTGTTGGTCTTACGATTGTTGAAGAAATTGTATCAGCAAAAGATGATAAGTCGTTATATGATAATGCTAAAGGATTTTCAAATTTTGCTGCACCAGGTGCAGATAGACTTAAGATAAGTGCAACTCTATCTAAAAAAGCACTGAATGACTATGATGATAAGTCATTTGTAGAATTGATGAGAATTGATAATGGTGAAATTAAGAAATTACAAAATAAATCAAACTATAATTTAATAAGAGACTATTTTGCAAAGAGAACTTTTGATGAATCAGGAAATTATTCATTAGAAAATTTTGATGTAGAGGTCAAAGAATTATTGAATAATAGAGAGTCAAATGAAGGTGTATATTTTGAAGGTCAACAAACAGATCAAGGAAATATACCAACA